ACAGTCAAGTAAACTCCCTTTTTGCAGAGGGTGTAGAAAGCTGAAGGAAGGAATATGTGTAAATGCGGAAACGAAAGCAGACAGGGACAAAGAACATGCCTTGTTTGCCACGCAAGAAACATGAGGCTTTTTAGAAAAAACAATAAGATGACCCCTGATCAGAAAAAGAAGGACTCGTGTAGAAGCTATGCCAATGTTTATTTAAGTAGAGGTAAACTGGTTAAAGAACATTGTCAAGTTTGTGGTGAAAAAAAAGTTGAAATGCACCATGAGGACTATAATAAACCATTAGAAATCAAATGGTTATGCAGAGAACATCACTTAAAAATTCACGTGGAACATTATAAGGAAAGGAAATAAAAATGGCAAAAGTAAAAAAAAGAAGATCTTCATTACCGTACCTTTTTTTAAATATCTTGGTTCCATATTTAAGAATAACAACAGCATTAAATTATGTGGCGTTTGAAATGGAATCAATTGAGATTATAATGCTTCGTATACACTTTTTTAAGTGGAAATTTGACTTCAGGCTGTATTCTCCGATGTATGCAATAAGGCAAAGTGAAGATTCATGGTGGAATAAAGACTTATTTAACTGGAAAGGAAATAAAAATGGAATTTGACAAGATTTTAGAAAACATAAGTAATAACTGTGGGGAAGACATTGGAAGAGTAGTATCAAATAACGCTCAAAAACTAAAAGAAGCTGATGTTGAGGTTGATGCCGGATTGTCAGAAATAAACGCTCTGAAAGCAAAAATAGACAGCTTTAAAAGCATTGAGGGTGAGAACACAGTCCTTAAAAAGCAAAAAAAAGACCTTGAAAAAAAGATCAAGGAAGTTGATTCCCGGGAACTGGCTATTTCTCATACAGAAGAAATAAATGCTCTTAAAATTGCAAACTCAGAGCGATTAGTTGATACTTTGATGGAATTTGCGAAAATCATCTCCGGGAAGGAGGCTGCCGGTGGATCTAGAAAAAAATCTAAATGATATGATGCAAAAAAGCAAGGTTGATGATGCGTTGACAATCGACCCCGATCAGGATCTTTCAGAGGATAAGGAAAAGGCCGAAGTGAAAAAAGCGCCTGAACCGGAAATTAAAAAAGAACCAGTTTCAAAAGCAATGACTTTACTGCTAGAACTGTTCAAAAAAGAGACCAGAAGCAACAACTTTTTCGACCATAAAGAGCTTGACTGGCGAAAAAAAGTACAGAAATTCCTGATCGAGAATAAACTTCTCGAAGATCATGAATGTGCAAGGAGGTAATATGAGAATTCCGGACGACATACAAGCCTTGAGAATAGAAAATCTTGGAATAGCCAGGATGCAGACCGTAGATATGAACCCGCAAATAGGGTTTTATGATATGTCTGTTGTGAGCGAAGGAAAAGAACAAAGAATATTTTATTCATGGCCGGAACTTAAAGGTCATAAATTCTGTGCTGATTATTTCAAAAGACAGGACTTTTCAAGAAAAGAGATCATTAAAAACACAGAAGAAGATGTAAATAAAATTAAAGCAGCATATGAAGAAGAAGTCGGAAAACCATTTGAAGAAGAGGAAGAAGAAATAATAATCCTTGAGGGATCAGGCTATGAAAGGGAACTGTTTTAAGCAGAAAAGAGCACTTGAATTAAAGAAAAAAGGGCTTACCTGGGCAGTAATAGCAATAAGACTTGGCTACTCTTCAGCAGCAGTAGCAAAAATGGCAGCGAGACGATACGAAAAAAATGGATAATTTCTACTCAAAAATAATCGAAAACTGTTTCACAATAATTGACAAGACAGCCACAGAAGTCCCATATACGCTTTACAACCATCAAAAAATGACTTTGAACAGATGGGCCAGTTGCGGTGAAAACGCAGGGCATTTAAACCTCAAGGCTGCCTCAGTTGGGTCGTCTTCCCTTGCTCTGGCGTTTGGGATGGCAAGAGCAATGTCAATTGATAATACCGTTGGAGTTTTGTGGGCTCATGAAGAGACTCTTGCTCAAAAACTCCTTGCGCGTGGAAAAAGATTTGTTGAAGTAGCGCAGAAATCAAAAAATCCATATATGTCTTTCCCGGGTTATAACAGAAACAGAATGGACTTTATTGAACTTGAAAATAGATCAAAAGTTTATATCGAAACAGCCGGCTCAACAGGAGATATCGGACGAGGCGACCCGGTAAACTTTTTTATTGGCACAGAAGTTGCGTTTTGGAAGAAAAAAGGACTTTTGACCGCAATTCTGCCAAGATTACCCGGCATAAAGATATTTGAATCAACAGGAAACGGAACGACTGGATGGTTTTATAAACAGTGTATGAACTGTATTGAAGGAAAAGGAACATTTAATTTCACCTTTGTGCCTTGGTTTGTGCATTGGGAATATACAATTCACGACAAAAAAGTAGTCTTATCTGACAAGACAGATGAAGAACTTGACCTGCAGGAAACATTCAAAATAACAGATAATCAGCTTCAATGGCGAAGAAACAAAATTGAAGAAATGGATTCCGGCGAGAACATAAACGGAGAAGACGCATTTAAACAGGAATTTCCAACAACGCCTGAAGAAGCGTTCATGAGAAGCGGATCACCGATATTTGGACAGCAGGTGTATTCCATAATAGAAAAGACCTTAGAAGAACCTATTTTTGTAGGAGGGTTTGCATGCTAGGAATAGCCATAATTCAAGCAATAATGGATGAGGGCGATCGTTGCATAGACAAATATCCAGACCTTGGAGCAATAGATGTTTACGCAAGGGTTTGGATTAGAATGAAAATAAAATATGGGCATATAATAAAAGGCGCATTTTGGAACTAAAAGAATTTAGAGGCGGGCCACTTTCAATTTGGAGGATGCCAGAACCAAGAATGACTTATATTGCCGGTATTGACTCCGGCGAGGGGCTTGGGCAGGAAGACTCTGTTTGCGACATATTTTGCAGGAATACGGGGATTCAATGCGCGCAATACATAACAAACACAGAAGATCCGGAAGAGTTCGCGTTAAACAGCATAAAACTTCTTGAATGGTATAACTACGCAAAAGTAGTTCCAGAAACAAACAATACAAGCGGTGGAATACTTCTTATCACCTTGAGAAACGAATATAAAAAAGGAAAAATCTACCTTAAAAAAGTATTTGATAAGAAAAAGAAAGCAAAAAGAAACGAATATGGCTGGAAAACAACAACCGGGAACAGAGGAACGCTTATATTTGATTTTAAACGAGGCATTAAAAACGGGTTTATTGAAATAAAAAGTGTGCGGACTTTAGCTCAAACAAAGACATTTGTAAGAAAAGAAACCGGAAAGATGGAACATGCCGACAACGAAAAAGACGACACAATATTTGGAGGCGGCCTTGCATGGCAGGGATTTAAAGACATTATGCCAAGGAAATATGAAAAAGAAGAGAAAAAGAAAGAAAAAAGAACAACAATGGGCGAATTTATGAAACTTATGGACGGAAGAACAGAGCAAAAAGGAGACTTTATTATTGGATCAGACAATCATAGAGACGAATTTACAATAGTTGTTTAGTAACGCACCTAAAAAAACACTTGACTTTGTTCCCTATTGTTCATTATGAACATAATTAAGGAGAAAATATGATATCACGCTCATTAGCACCTGGACACAGCGCATGGATGGGAAGATGGGACAAGTCCCTTGATAAACTAAAAGAAGAACACGACCAGATAAGTCTTCAGCAAAGATATTACGCTGGAGATCACTGGAAAGGAATTGCAACTACTTACGATCAGGTAACAATAAATTATATCGCAACAGTAGTTGATATTTTCCGTGACAGCGTTTATTTCAAAAATCCAGCTTTTAAATTCTCCGGGCCGGAAGGCGTATCAGACCTATTAAACCTTATTTTCCCGCAATTACTTAAAAAGATAAAATACAAGGCAATGACAAAGAAAATCCTGCTTGAAGCATTGATAGTTGGGTTTGGGTACAGATCATGGGGTTATAACTTTGATGGCCTTCAGGAAAATGACGCAATCAGTAAAGACGAGATATTCGGGATATACACCCCTTGGGACGATGTAACATGGGATCCAGACGCACATGGCCCTTGGGACGCAGATTACTCTTTTATGAGACAATATATCCCGCTGAACGTGATAAAGAAAAACGACAAATTAGATATCCCACCAGACCTTGAACCATCATTCACGCCAAAATTTACTGATAATATGACTCAATCTCAAATAACCGATCAGTCAAAAGTAGAATTAATAAACGTATATGACCGGGGAACCGGAAGACACCGGATGATGATCCCAGGCGTTAATAAGTGGGTTTATTCCGGAGAATGGCCGCTTGGCAGTTTAAATATGTTCCCGATTAACATGCTAAAACTGAATGACGATAAACTGTATTGCACCGGCCCGACAAAAAAACTTATCCATTTAAATCAGGTAATCAACAAAACAGAATCAATGAGAATAAATCATCTCAAGACGTTTGGAAGAGGGTATCAGGTTTCAGACGATATCTCCCCACAAGCAGAAGCAGCTTTAAAATCAGGATATGACGGATATATTTGTAAAACAGCTGATGATATAGAGATTAAACCGATTCAGGACTTACCAATGGATCCGGCTGCGTACCCGGTTGCGGAAAGCATGTTTCATTTTTTTAAGCTGCTTTCAAGAATTGGCGAATATCAAAGCGGCGTAATGCCAAGAGGCGAGGCAACAGCGACAGAAGCAAGTTATGTTCAGCAAGGATCTTCACTTGGCATCTCAAGTCTTCAGGACTCGCTTGGTGACTTTGCAGAAAAAGACGCTGAAATAGCAGTTGCACTTATGAAAGAAAACTACGACACAACAAGATATGTATATGATGATGTAAAAAAAGAGCTTAGATACTACAACAAAGAATTATTGAAAGGGTACACGGAAGTTTCGGTTGATATTATTTCTGCAGCACCGCCTGACGCAATGAGAAAGAAAGCAGAATCAAGAGAACTCCTTGAACTGTTCAGAGACGATCAGCAGGTTGACCAAACAAAACTGAAGACAAGTGCCCTTGAACCATATGAAATAGTAGACGATCCTAAAAACTGGCTAAAATCACAGGAACAAATGGCCGAAGAACAAAGCGAACTTAACGCAGAGAATACGGGAGTAAACCCAAATGTCTAATTCCGGAAGATGGGTTTTTGATAAAGATATGCAAAAAATGGTCAAGGTGTCAGACATGATCCCAAAACTGGCATCAAAAATTGACGGCGTTTATTTCAGGGAGCCATACATGGAGAATTTCGGTGGCGCAGGACGAAAACCAGGTGTGATGGTAACAAGTAAAGGCCACAAAAAAGCCTTGATGAAAGAACGTGGAATAGAAGAATTTGAAGAGTCTTTAACTGACGTTAAACCCGATGTTCAGGGCAAGACGTTGTATTTTTTACCAACGGCCAAAACCCAAAAAAAGGCGAAGACCCGGAAACGGCGAGCATGATAAATACCCTGTAGACTAGCGATGACCCGGAAACGGCGAGCAAAAAGTCTTATTATCAGGAGGATTTGGCGGCCAACAAAGGAGAACAATATGTTAGAAGAAATGAAATCAGGTCAAGAGAGTTTTGAAGACGATCCAGACGTAGAAAACGAGTATGCCACTGACGAACCGGAACCGGAACCGGAAGAAGAAGGGGAGCCCGAACAGGACGATGAGGGTGAAGAGGACTCTGAAAAAGAAGGCGAAGAAGATCCGGAAAAGAAAGAGGCAGCTGCGTTTGACGATCAAAAAGGCACAGAACTTGACGCAATGAAAACGGAACTGGCAAGTTATAAACAGATCATGGAAAGACCTGACTTTCAAAAATTTCTATCTGACAAAATTGACCCGGATAACCAGCAGGAACTAATGACCGAGTTCCCGAAAGACTTGAAAATCGAGGAACTTGACGAAAAAGACCTTTTGCAGATGACATCTGAAATAGCGGAAAACAGGATGATCCAGAAAATGGAACCTGTATTTTCGAAACTTCAGGAGCAGGTAAACACTCTTTTAGGAAATGAATCCAAAAAAGAGGGAGATGCGTTCTTTGCTGACAATAAAAACGAATTCGCAGCAGAAAGCAAAGAAGCAATAACCAACTTAACTAAAAAAGGACTTACATATCCGCAGGCATATCAAGCAGTTTGTGGTGAAAAAATAGCCAAATCAGAATATCAGCGTGGTTTATCGCTTAACAAAACCAAAAAAGGAAAAGAAGTGCATTTAAAATCCACGCGGAAAGGCGAGGCGACTGACCATAACAGGACGGCGCCAGACACTTTTGAGGAAGCTGTAATACGAGCCGGTGGTGTATTGTAAGGACATGGAACAGGAGTAGAAAGTGGCAGAAACATCAGAAAGTAGAGAATATGGTACTATCCTAACGACCTCTGGTAATGATTATATGACCAAAGTCGTGGATAATATCAGCAAGGCGAACGTGATGTTACACGTTCTTAGCCAGAAAGGGCTCAAAAAAACTAGAGACGGCGGTGAAAGAATTGAAATACCAGTAAGAATGAGGCGATCAACCTCTGGAAAATGGTATCGAGATTCTGACCTCCTTGACACAAATCCAGCAAACCCCCTCACCAAATCATGGTGGGAATGGAACCAGATTGCATATTCAATAGTTCTTTCCGGACTGGAAGAGTTTAAGAATTCCGGTCTTGGCAGAATGATCCCGCTTGTTCAGGCACTTTTTGACGATGCGGAAGATAGCATGTCTGAAGATTTAAATGACGCAATGTACGGATCACCAACATATCTTGGAAAACAGATTGACGGATTGATGAACATCGTTCCTGAAGACCCTACATCTGCAACCCTTGGTAGATATGGTGATGGAAAAATCGGAGCCATTGACCAAACAACAAATACCTGGTGGAGAAACAAGGTTCAGGGAAATGGTGGAACCGTGTTTACATGGGTTCCGAGCATAACAACCGGCGTGTCCCCGACAGCATGGGACAACATGGAAAAACTGTATGAAAACTGTTCAAAAGGTGGCGGCGCAAGAAATAAACGTGAGCCGAACCTGGCAGTATCAAATCAGTTGTTCTATCAGAATTATATGTTGGGAATGGTTGGACAGAAAAGATACAGATCCAAAGACCTTGCAGACGCAGGGTTTAAGAACATCATGTATAATGACGTTCCGATCAGCTGGGATGAAGCATGCGTTACAGAATCAGCATCGAGCAACAACGTATCAGCCTGTTATTTCCTGAATAGGCATTTCTTGCATTGGGTAGTTGGTAAAGGCAAAGATTTCAAGAAAACGCCTTTCATGCGCCCTGCAAATCAGGACGCCAGAATCGCACAGATCATGTTAATCGCTAACCTTGTTACATCTGCCCGCCGGAAACTCGGTGTTGTTGTTGATGCAGATATAACTAACAGAACATAGAAAGGAGGACAAGATGCCTAATTTTTCTAATATGAGATTAATGCAGAGAGAACAGCTTCTTAAAGGTGCGGTTGCAACCACGTTCCCTCATTATGAGATTGGGGAACAGGTTGTTGACGAAAAGGGCAATGTCTATGAATACCTGAGAGTAAAACAGGACGTGGCCATCGCGTTAAATGACCTTTTATGCCAGCACATCCTTTGTCCGGACACTGATTATGTAGCAATAGCAGAGACAATGGATATATCTGAAAAAGCAACCATGACCCTTGCAAAAACTACATTTGATCCTGCAATCAAGCTGTCATTTACAGCAGTTTCAAGTGAAACGGCTAAAACAGCTGTTGTGGTTTACGAGGATCTTGATGGTGATGAACAGACTTCATCCGCAATAACTCTTCCAGGAGCAACAACTACCGTTGAAACAGACCTGTGGTGTACAAAGATCATAAGTATTACGATCAGCGCAGACACTACCGGGAACATTTCTGCTGGTTGTGCCTATTCTCAGTTTGAAGGGGTTTGTCCTGTTGAGACTATGGCAGCAGATATTGACCATTTTGCAGCATCGCAGGATCTAGCAGGAGCAGGGAACATGGTTCTAACAGCAACCACAACCCTGACCACTCCGCAGGAGATTACGCTTACTTCAGCCGGGACACATGCAGGAGCCGTAACAGCAATTATCACATATGTTGACGAATGGGGAGTAGAAAAGACTTCCTCTGCGATAACATGGCCTGCAACTGCAATAACTGAAGGAACCGGACTGTACTGCCTGTCAATAAGCAAGGTGGCAATTAGTGCTGACACAACTGATGCAACAAGTGTTGGTGTTGCGGTAAGAAAGCTGGTATCTAATTGCGCAATAGCAATGGCAGCCGTTACTTCAAACACCACTCAGTATCAGTATATTTGGGGTCTTATCAAAGCTAAAGCCGGCCCGACAAGGGTTCTTGCAAGTGCAGGAGCAGGGATATTGCTTCAGGTAACTACTACACCGGGTGTTTTGGACGATGCCGGTGGAATACCAGTTCAGGGTATTACTCTTGGTCATGCACAGAAAGCAGCAGCCGGTACGCATTATCTCGCATGCATAGATTTTCCGTATCTGGCCGAACCAGCAGCATAAACACTTAACCTTTGGGGCGGGGTAAAACCCGCCTCATTTTAAGGAGTCAAGGTGAAATTAAAGATTAAAAAACCAGAAGAAAAGAAATCAGCTGCGTTAAGAACCGGGAAAATAGGACAATCACAAACATGCAAGATAGAGAACTGCGAAGACTTAAGCTGCGTTGGTTGCAGCTGGAATAAGGACTAATCATGTCATGGACATACGAAGACCTGATTGCAGACGCAAGGCTTGAATTACGGGATCCTTCGACCTTGAACAACAAGTTCTTCACTGATGCGGAGCTTTTAAAGCATTTTGTGGACGCAACAATAGAACTTGTGCGTGAATCAGGGCTGTCTCAGATAACAAGGTTGTTGACATTAATCCCAAGTCAGGGGGAGTATTCTCTTCCTTGTGGCCTTGCAAGGGTAGTCGAAATAAGGGATTCTGACGGTGAAAGAATAAGACCTATCACAGTAGATGCCTTGAACCAAATTGATGATACCTGGCCAGAACGAGAAGGCGAGGTTTTAAATTATTACCCGATTCGAGGCGAAAGTTCAAATAAAATAGGGTTTTATCAGGTTCCGTCTGCCGGTGCGACAGTGACAGTGCGGGCATGGGCTATTCCAACTCTAAATGATGACGTAGCGGTAGCAGACACACCTGAACTGGACGTTATGATTCAGAAAAAAACAATGAACTATGTCCTTGGGAAAGCGTACCTCAAAAAAAGAGAAATAGCAGAATCAGAACACTTTTTAGAGAAATTTAGACTTATTGATACCAGAGATGTAAAAAGATATGTCAACTCTCTTCAAGACGGAATATCTGTAATGCAGACAAACGAAAGGGTGGGAAACACAACCGGCCTTCCTACGGCTGATAGTTACCCAAATGGAATTGAAAGCAGGTAATGGATGCCTCAAGAAAGACGAAAATCAAAAGAAAAACCAAGGCACAGGTTCACAGACTTCTCTGGTGGCCTTTTTTCAGCAGCAGAACCACATTTAATTCCTGAAAACTGTTATTCAACAGGGCAAAACATCATTCTTGAAAACGGGGTAGTAAAAACAAGGGACGGAAACGCAAAAATAGCCGCCCTTGAATCTACCGCAGAAGTAACCGCTGCATGTGAATATCTCTATACAGATTGGTTTGGTGCGTTATCAAGGTTTCTGGTGTATGTTGAAAGCTCAAATATTCGTCTTGCGAAATGGTCAGGAACAGCTTGGGTGATAGTTGATACGAGTGCAGAAGGTAGCGCTGCAGACAACCTTATTTATACCGGCCTTGACACAACTTACAAAGCAAGTCTCACCAATTATGACAATAAACTTATCATCACAAACGCGTATAACCCGCCCCTTGAACTTGACAGAAGCTATTATGACGCTGATGGTGATTGTGAAGTAACGACTTTAGGAGTATTACCGCCAACAAGAAAACTCCTTATCAGCGATTTCCCGGCAACCGGAGCAGGTGACGATGACTATTACGACAAGGGCATTACAAATCAAAAATACGAATATCATGAAGATAGTGAGGGTGATCCGACTTCAAACGCAGCTGGTGTTATTGAATGGGAAGACAGAATAAATCGGTTTGACGTAAAAGGCGACAATTCATGCCTGAAATTCACTGTAACGCCAGCCGCAGCAAGCAATTTTCAGTCAACGATCCTTACATTTGACGCAAATCTTGATTTAACAGCATTTCCGGATGATGCGACAGGTGCGTCAGACGTTCATGATTACATTTCATTTTCATTTTATGTTGAGTCTGGAATGTCGTACCTTGATTCAATGAGCATTGGCTTTGATTTCGATGAAGGGGACTTCACATCTGACAGCCAATACACGAATTTCACAATAGGCAAAGCACAACTTATCGAGCAGGATTGGGGCGGTAGCTATTCTGGCGGTAGATTTAACGTAAAAATCCCAAAGGCCGTGTTTAGCACATTTAAAAACACAGCTGTAACTGATTTTGAGATACCTTGGAACACTGTCAAGGCAATTCGAGTTGGCGTGACGACTAACGCAGCTGTAAAACTTGAAGGTGAGGAAGAAAAGACCATTGTTGCCTATTTTGATTATCTCAGAATGGAGGAAACAGGGCCATCTCCATCTTCAAGCACAAGATTAATCTCTGATTTTGAAAATAACGGCCCGCAATGGGTAATTAAAGACACATCAACAGCAATTGATAAAGATGACGATGTTTTCCAGCTTGGGCATGTTTCCGGAAAGGTTTTGAAAGTCAAAAACGGCGATAATTATGAAGTTGCGATTGATCTTCCAAACTTAAATGGAGAAGATTTAAGCGTTTGGGGAGATGGACAGGAAAAAATAAGGACTTCTGATTTTCTTTGTTTTGAAGTATATGTAAAATCAGGGAGAAGGGGATTAAGAGCAGAAGCATGTGGAGATTGTGTCATAACAGTGCGGTTTATGGACTCAGCCGGGAAATGGTTTGGAGTGTCAAAAACTACCAGAAACGCAACATATGAACTTACAGACGCAGTTCGCCCGTATTCTTCAAAATTAAAACACCTTGGCTGGCACTCAGTTAAACTTCCGATGGGCTGGATTCTTGGGTTTCATCCGCTAAAAAACTATCTTTACAGCATGTATTCAAGCCTGACATCATCAAACCCGGTATATGATAATGTTGACTTTTTGAACGTGGAAAGTAACTCTGAAGCGTTTGCAGTTCTTGAAAAAGTAGACAAAATAAGAATTGCAATATCGTTTTTTGACGCAGAAGACAAACATACAGGGGCCAACGACTACGTTCTGTTTGATAATTTAAGATATGAAAAACAGCCTTTAATGAAGCAGATTTGTTCTTTCAGCGAGCATGTTTTACCTCTTGGACAGTGGGTAAACGGAGCGTACAAGGTCGTTAAATCGTGGGGAGATTGGGAAGGAACCGCACAAATAGTCATTGATCTGGCTGCAGTAGCGATTGGGACTGTTTTTACTGCCTTGGGCGCAACGGTACATGACGATGACGAAAAAGGAGTTGAACTGTTCCTGGGAGAAACATGGACATGGTGGGGTACTTCTGACGAAGATAATCCGGACAATACAAAAGTATCTTTCAATAGCGATAGAAGCATAAGAACCGGATCACAGTGTATGAAAATAACCATGAATAACGATGCGACTTTCTCACTTCAGAAAACTTTTCCGTCTGTTTTGGGAAGCGAGGGTATTGATCTTTCATCTTATGGTATGGACGCAACAGGATTCATATCATTTTTCAGACTTGGTGAACCAATATCAACCGTTACGCCAGTTTTACCAACAGACGGTGGGTTTACAGATGGGACGTTAATTGATGATTCAGACGAATTTTCATTTTGGATGTTTCAGGACTCAAAAAGAGATAATCAGGATTTCACAGATTTTACAGTCACGTTTACATGTGATTCTTCATCTGACGATTATTATGTTTATAGCCTTACACCATCTCAACTTATGTCAAAGAACAAAAATTGGGTTCAGATCAGATGGAAAAAAAGCCAATGCATAAGACATGGAACAGACACAGATAACAAGGGTTGGTGGAAAATAACATCTGTTGAGCTGAGCATTACAAACGGATCAGATAAAAAACGGACGCTTTACCTTGATGATTTTCAAGTGAATTCAGCCGGAGCAATGACAGGTGACTATCGGTATAAAACAGTATTTAGAACTCAAGACACGCAATCAGAACCATCCGGAGTTTCAAGAACGATCCCTGTGTATAGCTCTGACATTCAACTTGACTCAATTCCAGTTTCAAACGACTCAAGGGTGCGTCACAAAGACATATACAGAATGGGTGGGACAAGTTCAAAATGGCGGTATGTTGACACGATCGGGGCATCAATAACGCAGTATATTGATACAAAATCAGATCATCAGCTACTTGAAGAACTTGACTCTGATTTTGAGCAGCCGCCAATAGCAAAATACACGTTTAATAATAATAACAGCCTGTTTCTGTTCAATACACCACTTCATCCGTCAAGGTTCTTGTGGTCAAGACCGTTTAAAGGTGCAAGTTTCCCAAAATCAAACTACCTTGATGTTGAGCCGGGTGTTGGTGGCGCCGGGACAGCAATAATAGTCAGAGATGACGCTGTAATAGCATTTAAAGAAAACGGTATTTACAGGATAGTCGCAACAAAAGACTCGTACTATTTTGACAATATTTCAAAGAAAATAGGCTGTAATCACCCGCTTGCAGTAACAGAATTTAATAACATAATCTATTTTATGTGGAATAAAAGGCCTTATCGCCTTGTTGGAAACCAAATTGATGAAACTTTTGATGACCGGGTTGAAGACCTATTCAAATATGCAGACGAACAGGCAGTTGCGGTCTATAATAATGACAGAATACTTTTTGCAGTTCAAGGAACAGTATCATCCACAAAAAATGACGTATTAATAGCCTACAACCTGAAATATAAGGCATGGGAAGCCGTCCATTCTGGATCAGGATGGGCTTTAAACGCAATGGTTGATACCTATGACGGCTCTCTTGTCGGAGGTGCGTCAACGGCCTTGTCAGCGAAATACTATGTTTGGAACTTATTTACCGGAAATACCGATAACGCAGGTGATATAACCGCAAAAGTAATTACAAGGTACATCACAGGCTTTGAAAAAAGAGCATTTCCGTACCAGTTTTGGGCTATGAGTAAAAAAACAGGTGCGTTAGATGTGCTTACCCTGAAACCTGTAATTGATTACGAGGAAAAAACAGCAGATGATTTCACCTTGACAAACGTAGCATACCCACAGTTTAGCAAAATTAACTCCAAACCTGAATATCAAGGCGCGTTTATTGGGTTGTCAATGTCATGTGCGTCATCGGCCGGGGCGTGGAAACTAATTATGGCAGTAATTGAAGCAGACGCAGAAGCAGACGAAGGAACGACTACATGAAAAATAAGCATCAAATATTTAATCCAGACGGTTCATTGAATAACATTGCCCTTGAAGGCTCTATTTCTGATCTTTATAAAGTATCTGACGACTCAGCATTTCAAAAAACAGCAGAATCACAGCAAGACACTTACAACAGAGTTACTTATCTGCAGCCTCCAAAAAACATAGGAACTGAAATTACAGAAGCAACAGATCCAACTTCACAGAAATCAGCGTCCTTGAGCGTATTTTGGGAAGAAGCAAAAGGAGCAGATCGCTATCAGACAGAGCTTGTTATTGGTGGAGAGACAGAGGCCGCAAGAATAAACGAATCAACAGACACAACAACCGTGTTCCCGGGACTTACAGGCACATTATCTTTATCGGTGAGAGTGAGATCCATAGCCGGAAGAGAATTTTCAGCATGGTCTGACCCTGTTTCGGTAACAATCCATTATAATTCACTTGGCCTTCAAATACCTCAGAACCTTGGCGCAAAAAAACTCTTTAGTTTTGTTCATTGCTCATTAGATCAGCCACCGAAATCTCAATCCGGCTCTAAATTTGAGTTTTTTGTCGCAAAATTAGCTGACGTTGATCCAGTGACATTTGAATTTACTCCAAAAGAATCACAGAAAAAAGCTACGACTTTCGGAAATCATTGCTGGTTTTTTGATATTGATAACGAAACAATCTATGTAAAAGCAAGGGCATATGACGATTCTGGCAAATATTCTAACTATACAGCCGTTGCGACATCTTCAAAATTCGGGGAAATTGCAAACGATTGGGATCCTGAACTTGAGGTTGTTGATGGCGCGCATATTATAGCGTTTCTAAAAGACGACTACACGATGGGCGTTAAGTTCAAGGCGTATGAGCTTACAGACGAGACTCAGCCTCCGGTAGCTGGCTACACTTTGAGATGGCAAAAAGACGGAGATTCAGACTGGTTGTGGGAGGAAAGATGGTTTGGTGTTGAGGAACTATATGTTGCTGGTGATTTTACTTACGCAACAATATACAATCTGTCAAAAAAACCCCCTCTTGGCGGCGCAGACTATGTTTATAAAGTTCAGATAAAGGTTGTGGATCAGGTTCTTGCAACCTCGGCATGGAAACCAGACCCGGCAGTTGAATTTAGTGTGTTTGATTTAACAGATCCCCCTGATCCGTCTGGTGTTGTTGATCTTGAAGTTATTAGTCCTGCCGGTGATTATTCTGCTGCGGAGATTGGGCCCTGGGGAAACGCAAAGTGTTTCTGTACGCTTGGCCTGCCAGAAGTTGATGCCGCTGGTGTTAAAGGTGTAGTTACAAACCTGATAAAGTCTGTGACATACAGAATACGAAAAGAGACTTGGCCTCACCTTTGGTCAATAGAAGTAACAAGAGAAATCAACTCACTCGAAGCCGTAACTGTTGGCGCGGTTGTATACAGGATGCTCAGACTTGATAATCTTGATTCAAACACCACACATCAGATCCAGATGAAGTATGAGGATTTTACAGGGGATATGAACGCAACCGGATGGGTTACTCCTATAACAGATTTTACCACGACAGATCCGCAACCGATGGACATGGCAGACGCAACCAGTTTCTCAGCGGAGATGATTCCAAAAAGGCTAAAGTTTTTTGGAGATATAGAATACAGGCTGAATGTTCAGTTTGATGTCCCGGCCGGAGATTATTATGCCAAACATTACGAAGTGAAACTGGCATGGAAAAATTGGGCTGGCACTTGGGATTACTGGATTTATGAAATATTTGATATCGTTGATTACGTTGGGGATCATGTTGAATCTTTCTTCCCGGTGAATGTTATTCCAAGTGAGACATACGAAAATTTGGCATATGCCGGGTTTAGAATAAACGTCAGAGCGTGGATGGGAACTAAAGAAGGAGCAGCCAGATATGATGATGAAGGTGATTATGATTGGCTTGATGCAGAAACTTGGGGTGCTGCAAGTGCAGTAACTTTCGGAATAGCAAACACAAGCATATCGCATGATGCTATTACTCTTGACGCTCCGAAAGTAGGCTGGTTCAGGTTCGCAACCATAAAACCTATTCCAGACGCTTACGACCTTCCAGAAGACTTTGACAGAGTAGATCTTCATGCAGTTTATCCGGGTGAAACATTAAAAGATCCGGATGATGGCTGGCCTAACAGCTTTATTGGTTCTTATACTAAAACTGCTGGCAACACAGAACTTATACTTATTCCATTTTTCGTGTGGAGTTCTTCGCGTAGCGCTTTGTTCCCTGTTTGGGATGCGACAACAGTTGATTTTTATTCTGTCTTGAAAACAAGCCAGTATGATGCGCCAACAAAACAAATGAGGGTCAAGACCGCAATAACATCGTCAAGTGCAAATGCGGTTGATACCTATAACCAGTTTGCAATTGGAGCCTCAGTTGCCGCAACTCAGGTCAAGATGGTTGCTATTTATGGCGGTGATTTACTATTCGCTCCAAACGTAATGGTGACATGGCCTTTCAATAACACCTCAACCACAAGGATTTATTGCGATAATATCCCACAAGGTTCGGCACAGGTGCTTGCAATCGGTGACTTGCTTATGGTTGGTAAGCAGGCAAGAACCATGACCACAACGGCTGAAATCATGCACGTTACAGCCGTTGCTAATACTTATGTTGATGTAACAAGAGGGCTTTACAGTTCCACGAAAGATTCCGGTGATGCAGGCGTAATTCTTATAAAGATTGGCGAAAAAAGTGGAGAGTATCGGTACTCTTGGGTTGATGCAACATCTGATTCTTACAAGGTTGTCAGAACGGAAGACACTGGCGCTGCCGTAACATGGACAACTCAAGCTGAGTTTGGTGCTGGCTCGACTGACCCTCAATGGAACGAAGGTGATATCTATATCTCCGGAGACCATAAAATGGAAGTCACTGGCGACCTTGAGCTTAAAGCTGGTGGAAACCTGAAGCTCAATGCCGGGACGGTAACGATTGCAGGCTCAACAGTGAATATGACCGCAGGCGACTTTAATGTTTCAAGCACGGGGAGCGTCAATATAACCGCTACGGGCGGCCTCAATATGTCTGGTGGCTCAACGGTATTCTCTGGTGGAACCTTTACGATGTCGGGATCAGCTATAAACATGACAGCGGGGACATTCACCTTCACAGGGTCATCGTTCTTGGTAAATGCAGGGTATATTAACATCAACCAGGTAGACGGTCTTAGGGTTACTAACGGCAAAAACCTCAATCTCGCACGAGGCGGGGACATTGAGTTTAATGACTGCTGTCTGCTTGACGCAGACGAGCCAGTGTCAGGAACGCAAAGATTCAGGATTTTGCCTCACGCATCTGCAGCAACGGCTCTGTTCACTGTCGGTACAAGTGCTGACGAGTGGGATGGTATTGCGATGTTTTCGTCTGATGTTTTCGGGATTTATGCCGATGGAGAATTTTCAGTAACCTGTCTCGATGGGGTTGGGATATCCGCTTCAGACGAGTTAGCGTTGTCGTCAGGGGATGACATGGCTTTAATCTCTGCTAAAGACCTGCACCTTTATGCTGGAACAGCCGGAACACATTTTGTTTATGTTGATCTTGATAACCTTGGTGGAACGGTAAGACATTACAAGCTATATGTCAGTGACTTAACCAATGTAGTATATGCTTACGCATAGGAGGATAAAATGCCAACAAAAGTAAAAGACCTAATAGAAAAAAATACATGCTCTAATTGTCGGTATTTTGACTTAAAAGAAGATAACGACACCTGCGTGAGCTGTAAAAAAATAGTAAAATATACAAGGTGGAAGCCAGACGAAGAGCAGAACCTAATGGACAGCCTTGACGTAAACCCTAAACTTAAAGCCAAAATAAAGAAAAGATTGGAGACAGAAGATGCCAGCAATAAGATATGATCTTACAGACTCAAGAAGAATAGAACAAGGGGTCACATGGAATTGGGATCTTGGAATAGTTGGTGAAGACGGTACTCTCCTTGATCTTTCATCCGGATATACAGCAAGGATGTCAGTATCAAACAAGAAGGGCGGTGCAACAGAGTATTTGGAAGTCACAAACTCTGACAGCATCACTCTTCAGGAAGCAGATTCAGACGGAATTAACATGGCGATTGAACTTACTCCAACAAATACTGATCTTATTACAGCTAAAAAAGCATATCATGTTCTAGAATTAGTTGAAACAGGGGCAGATACAGACCGATTATTTGAAGGGTGCGTTGAAGTCGCCCTTGACACACCGGAGGTATGACATGGCTGATATGACAATAAACATAATAAGATGCGGTTCAAACCTGTCAATAGCTTCAATAAGTGATGATGACAGCTCACCCTCGAACCTTACTAGAATTGGCCTTGCATACACTCACTCTATAGGTGACGGTTCAGACCATGCAGATGTTGCAACCAACACAACTCATACAGAAGGGGACGGTTCAGACCATGCAGATGTTGCAACCAACACAACTCATACAGAAGGGGACGGT